AAAATAAAAAAAATACTTGACAACATATAAATAATGTGTTATAATATAAATACTTAAAACAAAAAGCTTTATTAAGCTCGCTCTCACATCGCTGAAAATAAAAATAAAAAAAATACTTGACAAAATGTTGAGAACATGTTATAATATAAATACGATGGTTGATTGAGTGATCAACCGAAACTAAAATCTCTCAAAACTATAAGACATTTCATTAACAAAGGAGGATATATGTCTAACAATACATTTACATTCAATACTAACGTTTATAGCGGTAGTTTTACAAAGCGCGACGGAACTGTTCGTCAAATGCGTTACATTAAGGAAAATGCGGTCCCTCAATCTCTCCGAGGTTCTGGACAAAAGCCACGCTATCTTGACCGTGCTCAAGAAGTTGTCTTTGACTTAGAATCAAATGGTTGGAGAGTTTTCAATCACGACACCGTAGTAGATCAACCTACACATAGCCGACAAGAAGTTTCTATCCAAGGATAGTATAAAAAACTAACAATAATAAAACAATTTAAAAAAAATATCATTCTCATATGATACCTCCGAGTTGTTTGTCAAGATAACCAACGCTTCGTAAAAAACTTGACCCTCTTTATCTTTCTATTGCAAGGGCTGTAAATGAAAGCGAACCTCGGTTGAGATGCAAAGCGTCTTAGCCTTAGACAGTAAAGTCAATAATAACAATAAAGGAGTAATATATGGCTATTAACTTAGAAGCAATGAGAGAAAAACTCAACGCAAGTAAAAACGGCGGAAACGCTAAGAAAAATGACACCAAATGGAAACCTGAACAAGGTGACCAAACAATTAGAATCCTTCCTACTAAGGATGGAGACCCGTTCAAGGAGTTTCACTTTCACTACGGTGTTGGTAAGAATCCTGGGATTATGTGCCCAAAACGTAACTTTAATGAAGAATGTCCAATATGCGACTTCGCTTCCAAACTATGGAAAGAAGGCGTGGACAATAACGATGATACCGCAAAAAAGGAAGCAAAAAAGCTCTTTGTTCGTAAACGTTATTTCTCTCCAATTTTAGTTCGTGGTAGAGAGACCGAAGGTGTCAAAATTTGGTCTTATGGGAAAATGGCTTATGAGACATTGTTAGGATATGTTCTTGACCCTGATTATGGTGATATTACAGATCCAGAGAGTGGAACTGATATTGTTCTTAACTACAATATTCCCGGAACTCCCGGATCGTTCCCCAAAACAACTCTCAAGCCTCGTCGTCGTCCCTCAGTTCTCTGTGATGATGATGTGACAGATTGTGAAGCATTGTTGGACTCAATTCCCGACATTGGTGCTCAGTTTGATAGAAAAACAACAGCTGATGTTCAAGCTTTATTGAACGAAGCATTGTCTGCTGACGGCTCAGAAGGTTCTACCTCCGAGACCCACAAGTATGGCGAGAAAGATGCTGTTGACGCTGCCTTCGATAAACTCGTAGGTTAATAGAGAACACGGTTGCCCTCTCCGTTATGAGGGCATTTTTTTTAACAACAAGGAATAAAATGGGAAAAGTAGTACAAATGGCAAAAGCCGGAAAGATCTCAATAGCAGATCTCAAGAAATCAATGAACAAGTCAATGGGCATCGAAGCGGCGTATGATCTTACAAAAGATAGTCCAACAGAAGTAAAGGAATGGATACCAACAGGATCTAGATGGCTTGACTCAATTATATGTAAAGGAAAGATGGGAGGAATACCTGTTGGAAAGATAACAGAAATCGCTGGACTCTCATCTGTGGGCAAATCGTACTTGGCAGTACAAATAGCAGCCCAAGCACAGAAACAAGGAAAGTATGTTGTTTATTTTGATGCAGAATCAGCAATTGATCCTATCTTCTTGCAAGACGCAGGGATTGATATGAATGAAAACTTTCTGTATGTTCAGGCTGTTTCTGTTGAAAAAACTCTGAAAGGTATTGAGGACATGATGAATCAATATGGTGACATACAGCAGTTTGTCTTTATTTGGGATTCAATAGCAGCAACATCTGCCGAGAAAGACTTAGAAGGCGATTTTGATCCTCAATCTTCAATGGCAGTCAAGCCAAGAATCTTTTCAAAAGCCTTTCCAAAACTAACAGTTCCTTTGGCTAATGGACAGCACACATTGATTCTTGTAAATCAATTGAAAACAAACATAACATCCAATATAGCAGAGGCAAGACTTACACCCTTTAAAGCTCCCGGTGGAATGGCAATTGAATATTTCTGTTCACTTCGCATCTGGCTTACAGGTCGTAAATCAAAAGCATCATTTGTTCTTGACGATACAGGAAGAAGAGTTGGTTCTGAGGTAAAAGCAAAGATCAAAAAGTCTCGCTTTGGAACACAAGATAGAATAGCAGTATTTCAGATCCGTTGGGGTGACAATATTGGCATAATGGATGAAGAGTCTTGGTTTGAGGTAATAAAACAAACTCCCAACTATCGTGTTGGAGGTGGATGGTGCTATATCAAAACCGAAGATGGAAAAGAACGCAAATTCCGTTCATCAGAGTGGATGAAGATGTTGGAAGATAAGAAGTTCAAACAAATGATAGTAGACATCATGGATAACGAACTAATAAAGAAATTTGAATCCTCTGGGTCTAACATAGTTCCAGAAGGAATAGAAGAATAACATTGCTCCTGTTGTTGTGTGCCCCTGACATCCGTTGGGGGCTTTTTTTTTATTTTATTTTCTTGACAACTTAAAACAACCATGTTATAATATAAATACAACAAACGGAGGATGAATGACTAATTATAGTTTAGGCTATGCTTGCATTAACATGGGATTTTCTGAAAGACCTAAAAAGCAACGTATAACAACAAACCGAGGCATGATAAGAAAAACCTTTCTAGAGAAAGGCTTGCCGTATGTATCGGAACTTGCATTGGCTAATTGCCAAGACTTACAAAAGATACTTAAATGGAACAATGACAATGACATAAAGTTCTTTCGTATGTCTTCGGGCTTATTTCCTTGGGGTTCTGAGTACAAGATAGAAGACCTACCAGATTACGAGGACATTGCAGAAGTTTTGTATCAATGTGGTTTGTTTGCGGCTGAAAACAATATTCGTATTACAACACATCCAGACCACTTCAACAAACTTACATCTCCAAAAGAATCTGTAATACAAAACACCATCAAGGACTTGGAGCTACATGGTAAAATGTTTGATCTTATGTATCTTCCAAGAACACCTTATGCTAAAATCAATATACACGTAGGAGCAGCTTATGATGACAAATCTATGGCCCTTGATAACTTTTGCAAGAATTTTCAAAGGTTATCGGAAGCCGTCAAAACAAGACTAACAGTCGAAAACGATGATAAACCATCATTGTACACAACGAGAGAACTATATGATAATATCTTTAAACGTATTGGCATTCCTGTGGTATTTGACTATCACCATCACAGTTTACATGACGGAGGACAACCAGAACAAGAAGCACTTGAAATGGCTCTTTCTACTTGGGATGTGGGTACTCGTCCTGTCGTACACTATTCAGAGTCTAGATCAGATGAATACGGAGATCCAAAGATCAAACCCCAAGCCCACTCAGACTCATACGTCAGACCAGTAAACACTTATGGCTTACCAATGGATATTATGTTGGAAGCCAAACACAAAGAGAAAGCACTCTTTAAAATGCGTAATCTAATGAAGGAGGAATAAAATGGATTATACAAGTTTATGGATTGCATTTGCAATCGTTTTTATTATAGCTCCCATGATTGGATCATGGGCTATTCATCAAGATTGGAGGTAAGATGAAAAAACTACTAATAATTGACGGTCTCAACATGTTTTTAAGAAGCTATGTTGTGAACCCAACTCTGGCACCAGACGGACACCCAATAGGCGGCTGTATTGGCTTTTTAAAGAGCTTTCAGAAGGTCTGTGGTATGTTTATGCCGGATGAAGTGATAGTGGCGTGGGATGGACACTCAGGGTCCTCTAAACGCAAACAAATGAACAAGAATTACAAAGACGGTCGGAAGCCTGTTAGATTCAACAGACGTATGGTCGAGTTAAACGAAGAAGAACAAGTTATTAACAAAGCAGAACAATATATAAAACTCGTGGAGTACTTAAATGAAACACCTACAATTCAAATCGTTGTGGACTATGTGGAAGCCGATGATATTATCGCTTATGCTGTTGGACACGATAAATATAGAGGCTGGCATAAGCACATTATCTCAAGTGATAGAGATTTCTTCCAACTCGTTGGACCAGACACAGTGTTGTACAGACCAATCCAGAAAAAGTTGGTGGACCAACGCAGTCTTATGGAAGAACATGGCATACATCCCAATAATTTTGCCCTTGCTCGTGCCATTGCTGGAGATAAGTCAGATAACTTACCCGGGATTCCTCGTGCTGGTCTTAAAACAATCAAAAACCGCTTTCCTTTTATGGGCAGCGAAGAAATACAAACCGTTGAAACAATTGCTGAAGCATGTAAAAACGTGGAGAAAAAGGTTAAACTTCATGAAAACATACTTGCCAATTTGGAACTGATCCAAAGCAATTACGATATCATGCAATTATACAAACCAGTGATATCATCAACAACAAAAGCAACAATAAATTTTGCCATTGAAAACTTTGAACCAGAATGGAGAAAGATAGACTTTCAGAAGCTATTGATGGCAGATGGTCAGATTACTTTAAAACTTGACACATTGTATGCAAACTTTAATAAAATTATTTCTTGACATTTGGAAATAATAGGTTATACTTATAGAACATTCGGAGGTAAATATGAGTAATGAGAAAGATTCATTTGTCGCATATGGCAAAACATTTCAAGAGAACGTGGCACAACTAATGTTGGAGGACCGCCCATTTTGTGATCAAATCGAGGAGGTCATAGATTTAGACTTTTTTGATTCAACTTACATTAGGGCTTTTGTGTCAATAATACTTGATTACAGAAAGAAATACGGATCACATCCACATTCTGCAACTCTTTCAACTGAGGTTAAGAAGGGAAACAAAGACTTTGATAAAGCTGTCAATAAGCAAGTAAGAGACTTTGTAACCAGAATGGCAACAGGTGAGGTTAAAGATAGACAATATGTCAAGGATCAAGCGATAGATTTTTGTAAAAAACAATGTCTCAAAAAAGCAA